AAAGTTACACGAGATTGACGATCAGGATTATTGATCGTCATTGTCGAATGTGCATTTTCGCGTAACATGTCGTGATCCACAGAATCGATCTGATCCTTATTCCGCTGTGCAAAATAAGCAGTCCTTTCTTTTACTGTTTCACGCGGCATGCGCGCTAAAACAAGTCCGCCATGCCCTATAACACCCTCATACTTCCCGGAGTCCACAACGGGACATTCAAAATCGGGGTATTCATCTTTGCGGACCAACTCCCAACCCTCACGAAACTTATTGTGAATGTTGGACTGATCCTCTGCGCCGCGTACTTGTACGCGTATCCATCGATGAACATACCCTTCCGGCGGGGGCGGAGCGTCTAAAGACGACGGGGGAGCCCAAGGCTTACGCCTAGCTTGCATCTCCCTTTCTTCTGTTGTGCGTGAGGAGCGTTTGGTGCCCTCAAAACCTTTAAATTCTTCGGACATATTAGTTCTCCTTCACGTATTTCGCGTATTCTTCTAGCGGCACCCCTAATTTTTTTGCAATTGCAACTTGGGAAGGGGAGAGTTTAACCCGTCTGCGTCCGGCACTGCTTGTTGTTGAGCGGGAAACACCAGCAACATTTTGAGCCGGACGACGGCTGTTGCTGGATCCCGAAAATTTCTGCGGGAATTCTGTACGAATCCTCCTATCAAGCTCACTATAATACTCATCGCTCTGCGGGTCAAATCCTTCTGATTCCACAAGTTTTTTATGAATCCCAAAAGCCGCAAAAGTCATAGCCTCATCTTGCCCAAACCACGAGTTTTGAGAAGCCCAGTCTTCTGCCTTGGGGTCTGGGCGCTGAGTTTTAGATGGCTGTTGTTGCGAAGCTGCAGGGTTTTGAGCCATATACTGAGCGTAGGCCTGCTCCTGCTGTTGCTGTGCCAACTGCTGCTGCTTTGCATTTTCAAATTGCTGCGCAGAAAGAGCCAGACTGGTAAGCTTCCGAGACGCAGAAACCGTAGCGTCCGCATCCCCCATCTCAACCGCCCGCTTTAATTCTGCCTCTGCCTGCTGTTGTTCTAGGGTCAACCGCCCGCCATATTCCGTTAAATAGCCCTGATCAAGCTGTTTCATCCGTTGACGAACTTTTTCCGCCTCAGATTGAACGCCCTGAGCATACCGCAAAGCTTCTTCTTTTTGCCGCTCCGCTTCGCGCATCTTACGGGTTAAACGATCAATTCTTTTTTGAACAGAAGCGCTGTAGTTCTCGTGCTCCGAATCTTCTTCCGAAGACACTTCCGAAGGCACTTCCTCCAAATCTTCTTGCTGGCCCGCTTTAAGGCTCGGCTTTTCATCAACCTCTATTTCGGTTTCTTCAGCATCCCCAATTTCAAGGTTGTACTGAATATCGTTTTCTTCGTTTTGTTTTGCTTCAGCCATAATACTCTCCTTACAAGCTCAAAATATCTTCAGGGTCTTTGATGGTTGCTAGAACTTCATCGTCATTAAGAATGCGGACTTCGCCGCCATCAATCTTAAAACGAGATCCAGCATACCGCGGGAAAATAATCCACTGCTTTTCTTCACACCAAGGACCGTTCGGAAACTTTTCCTTGTCCTTGTAGCAAAGCGGGCCTTGTTTTACCACGTAACCAACAACGGTCTGAATCTGAGTATCGTCCAAAGTTTTAGAAGACAAAAGAATGCCACCTTCTGTTTTCTCTCTTCCACGATAAGGTAGGATTAACATGCGCCAACCCGTGGGGTCAGGCATTCGATCAAGTAAGGATCCTTCTACAGCTTCTGGATCTAAGGTTTTTTTTGCCTTTGGTTCTTTATACAGCTCAGATATTTTGCTAAGCCCTTCTTTGGCATTGCTTAAAATATCCTCTTTTGCAGGGTCAGACATCATTTTGCTCCTGTTTCTCTAGCAGGTCAGAAATTTCCTGTGAAATATAGTTAAGAGAGTCCAAGTTGCCCATGAGCTCCCTGTAATGCTCCATACTTTTCACTGAATTGTGTTCAAGAACATCCAAGACCTGAGTACGACGCTCTTTTATAGCACGCTGAATAAATTGTACGATATATATGTCTTCCAAGAGACGCATCCTAGTTTGTCTGAGATGTTCGTATTCTTTATATCACAAAAAATTAATGGTTAATAGCTCCACATTGCATTTGGTAGATCATCATCCATATCTAAATGAATAAATCGACCATTCCAATCGCCTTTTTGCTTAACACCTATCCTGCGAATGCCGTTTAAACCCGCTGCAACGACCAAATCAATAGCATCTTCGCCGGCGACCTTAATGTCTACGGCTTTTCCTTTAGCATGTGCTCCGGGGGTCTCTTTTGCCTGCTCAATCGGGTGGTTTGGGCACCGATATCCAGAAGAAACAACCATGGGCCGGTTGTAAACCGTCCTTATCTCATTTAATACAGATAAAAAATCTTCGTCAAAAAAATATTCGCCACAATGCTGACAAGCTAATTCTTCCGGACTAAAGTAATTTTTAGACATGCGGTTTCTCTTTGTAAGTTTTAACGCCTTTCTCAACGGAGCGACCGACAACATATCCCCCTAACCCTATCTGCAACAACAACCAAGCCTCTTCACTTAGTCGGTTAGGAAGCCATCCAAAACTGTCTAGCATAACTAGACTAAAAAGCCCCAACATAACAATAGGGCGCCATGTGGCCGTCACCCAGTGCTCGCTCTGCGCTTCACTATTAATTATTTTTGCCTGACCTTCCAAAAGAGCCGTATTGTATTCGTGAACACGGTCCATTGCACGTCCTTGGACTTCCAAAAGAAGCCTCTTTTGCTCCAGTTTCTCTTCGGTAGAAGTGTGTAAGTTGTCAATAAGCTCCGCGGCAGGCTTAAAAATGCCTGAAATAAGCTCCGTAATACCAAGAGACATAACTAATACACCCCTTTAAACCTTTGTTTTACTTTAACAATAGGGCTAAAACCTTTAACCATTCCGCCTTTAGCCATCTTTCGATGCGCAGAATCTTTCATAAGCGTCCCATCAGGCATATAGTGCATTCCTTTAGGCGCTTTTTTGCCAACAGCACCGCCTTTGGCCATTTTTTTAGGCTTTTTCTTCTTTCCCGCCTTGTCTAAAGCAATAGCCACCGCTTGTTTCTGAGGATAGCCCTCGTCAACAAGCTTACTTACATTGCTGCTAATGACTTTTCCACTAGACCCCCTTGTTAAAGGCATCGTTAAGCACTCATGTACCGACCGCCACGGAGAGCAGCACCCATGCCACGCTTAGTGCCGCGCGTAATCTTGCCTACCGCTGTATTAGGGGTAGCTTCCTCGGTTAAAGTAGCGTATGGAATGCTACCTTGCCCGTCAATAATTGCCTTAGCTACGGGCTTTGGCGGATTTGAAGGCGTTGAACCCGTACATTTTACTTTTTTCATACTAATCTCCTTTAAGCGCGGCTTGTTGGCGCTGAAAATCTTGTTTTAAAAGCTCACGCTGCAAGCTTGCTTGCAAGCGACTCTGGTTTTGCTGTTCTTGACTTTGCAATCTTTGCTGGAACTCCTGCGCTTTTATCTGCGCTTTCTCTCGCTGTAGCGCCAATTCCGCCTGCTCTTGCTGAGCGTCTTGCTGAGCCTCCTGCGCTTTTAGCTGAAGCTCCTGTTCCTTTAGCTGAACCAACGGATCTGGGCCCTGATTCTGGCCAATGCCCGAAAGCTGAGCAGAAAGCTGCTTCATTTCGACCATTCCCTGCGCAATAAGCTGCGATTCAAGGGCTTCTAACTCAAGCATCTGCTCTTCCGAAGCGGGCTCGCCACCCGTTTGTTGCAAGAACTGTATAACCGCCTGTTCTTGAGCTTTTAATTTAACATGTTCTAACACATGTTTTAATAAATTTACTCCTACCATCGGCATTTGAGCAACTAAAGGCGATGTGGCAAACGTTAAATGCGCTTGAATATGCGCATCGTGTGCCTGACCCTCATAAGCCTTTAATATAGCACTGTCTAACGCGTCGATGTTTTCTTGCGCCGGATCCTTAGGAATTAAAGTCTCTTCCGCTCGGGGCTTAAGAATCTTGTCTACATCTCTAACCCCTAGAGCATAATACATGCGTCGATACGCCTCGTGCATGTCATGAAGCTCTGGCGCCTGAGTTGCTAACTGCAACTCCGCCTGAGCCAAAGCAATCCTCTGCGACTGAGAAAAAACGTTTGGATCAGAAACAGGAATAACGTCTATGCGGTCGTCAAAGTCTTCTTGCTTAACGCTTCGCTGAGCACCAGAAACCATGTACGGATATTCAGAAGGCAAATACTCAGACATGATTCTAGCAAGAAGCTTGAATTCTTCCCGCATAGCATAATGTAATCGCTTATGGACCGCGCTCATTACCCGAGAGCCCTGCTCTAGCATAGCAATGGTCGTGCCAACCGCGGCCTGCTGGTTTCCGTCGCCAACCTTCATATCGGTTATCGTTGCAAAACGACGCCCTGCGTCTACAACAAAGCCCAGTAACTGAAACAACGTCGCATCTGGACCTTTGAAAGGAAGCGGCATCAAGCTGTCTCTTAATACGCCGCCCGGAGCATCTACATCACGAAACTCCCCCGGTTGCAAAGGCTCGTCTTCGTTTCTTACCCGTAGGCCGCGAGCTTTAAAACCAGCAGGCAGGTTGCTAAACGTGCCCGCATCAATCAACTGCCGTAAAGCAGCCGTTGCAGTCCGAGATAAACCCCCTATGGAATGAATTAAGCCCAAACCATAAAAACCAAAACCCGGCAAAAACTTGTAATGCACAAAATACTGGATTTT